TTTAATCCCAAAAAGTAATAATTGATAGCGTGTGTGTCCTTCGTTTTATGTACGTGAACTACCTGTGGAACGAACATGATGGCTATCATGATCGAACTCACCAACCCAATAACATCTATAGAATTCATCTTATGTTTTATAGATGTGATATGTTTAAGTAACATCGAGAGTAGATTATTAATTTAGAGAATGTACGGCTTCTTCTCGCGCTCTTCCTTCGTGCGCAATAATTGAGTGATCGCGAGGAATGCGATGGCAACGAAAATGGCATTTTCCTTATCGCGAGTAGTGGCAAAGGCCATGAGCAAGAACGTGACAAACTTACCGACCTTATTGTTGAGAACCTTGTCGATGATAGCCGGTTTATCGGTAATACCCCGTAAACCAAACATAGTGTGCATCAACATGATCATGCCGAAAATAAACGGACCATTGATAAACTTATCTAACGCCGGGAAGTAGTTGAAGCCATCTCCGTGGAGGGCAAGTCCGGTGAGTGCCGAGACTAACATCATCACCAAGACAATTTGGTTGCTGAAGATGGACATTGTTTTATACTGTATATAATTATTATTTTTTTCAAATATGCTGATGACGGGGATCGAACCCGCGAATCTCCTGCTTACAAGGCAGGCGCCTTACCACTTAGCTACATCAGCTTTTATCATAATGATAAATGTACTGTACTCTTTAATACACCACTGGAGAGTATTCTTCCAGTGGCGTGTAGTGTCCAGCATCTCGGATGAAATTCCGGTTTTTCATGGAGTGGAAAAACGCCTCTTCTCCCATCCGGGCACACAGTAATGAATCATATAAACTCGGTTTTGTAGCTCCTATCAAATTACCTGGTTTAATGAATTTACATTCGATTTCATATTTTTCATGGAGAGTTTTCGATACGTCTTCATAATTACTTCCTCTGGAAGCGATAATAACGGCAAATCGTCCATTAGATATGTACTTTCTATACACATGATCCGCAAAAAATGGATCTTCGGGTAAATCGGGACTAAGAACTTTATCTATTTTTTTATTATTTCTGTAATATGTGTGTTTAGCCAAATTTCCAGTTTCGTCTTCGGGCGTCTCGAGTATGACGATAGATTTAGATGTATTGGCTTCCACGTAAGCCAAATTAACAAATTCACCCAACACCTTAATGGTCGTTTGAAATCCAAAAGATTCCAAACAACTAATATCATTAGTGAATCCCTTTGCTAAACATATCACGTTTGTAGATACCCGCTCGTCTTTTGCGATTTGCCTCGCGCGACTGATCGTAATCGCTCCACCTATGCAATACAATTTATCCAATTCGGAGATTTCAGAAATAGCTGTATCCATGTTAAGATCCTCTCTGGACATGTGTAGTATAGAACCGGCATCTTCATTTAACATATCTGGTGACAATTCCATTTTCATGCCATAATTTAATCCGGCAAACCCTTCTTTGTATCCATATACAATATTCCCAAATTTTAGCTCCCGCATGGCTAGACTCTTTATTGCGGTATTAACGCCCGGACAAGTGTGTCCGGCAGTTAATATTCCAACTTTCTGGGATAGAGTGTTGATCATGTACCTAACCGATTCTAATCTAAACGGGAGAACTATCTTTAGATGTATTTATTTTGGGAGAATTGGATAGCTCTCCGTCTAAACTACCACTGCCAGTGCGCATGAGAGCTTTTCTTGACGAAATTTTTCCTAACCATTTTGACAAAGATTTTTTAATTTTACCACCTTCACTTCGCGAACAATCATCCCCGACACTCACCAATACATTCAACCCGTTACATACATCCGGTTTGTTTTCTTTTGTGGGAAATTCAACATTAAAGGCCGCTATCGATACATTAGGTAAATCTGGACTATCGTCTAATAGGCGATCGTACTCGTATCTACATTTTTGAAAGAACTCTCCGACATTTTGTCTGTGTTCACGTTGAAGTGAAAGTTCCATTTCAACATTTCTATAAAACTTAGAATATTGGACGCAAGCTAGTGAATGACGTCCGGCGAGAGTATTACTCCCGGAGAACTTCAATATAGATGTCAGAATACCCGCTATCACATTCAAAAACGCAAACAGATACTGTGCTATCATGATATTAGTTTTACTAGATGAAGATAAGTCGTCAGAACCACTAGGATTTAAAACCGCAAAACCCCCTACACCCGTAATGGAAGAAATAATTATCGATGGATATGATAGGTGATTATTTTGTCTATTATAATGAACTCGGGCGTGGTTATGCAACCATCGATACCCCGCACTTTTTTCCGCCCAGTTCAATAAAAGCTGTTCTTGTTTATCACACCATTTCATTTCCGAGTCATCTCTTCCTGATGATGTACTGCCATTCGAATCCACATGTTTTAGATGGCTCTTGTCCATGACTAAACTTAACGCAGATATTTTTCTAATTCTGGTTTCATTTCACCGATCCACCACTTTTTCTTTTTAGGATCCCATCTACATCCATATTTTTTTGCGTGATCCTTATCAGAAAATGGAACATTCAAATACGTTCTATTCATCATTGTTTCTAATTTGTTCCCAAGAAATATAGATTCCTTTGGTTTATCATACGGACAGTGCGTCAACCCAATAGCCATATTAGCAAGTCTATCGGCATTTTCATTCCCCATGGAATGAACGTCGTCTTTGCCGGTATGAGCCTTGATGTGTTTGAACAGTATCTGACTTTCCTTAAATGGTGAATTGCGTCTATACAATTCATACGCTTTTCTAACCATATCCTTGTTGGGAATATCCTTTGACCATCCCGTCGCCGCACATTTTTCGCCGTACGTCGTTACGCATCTAATCGCATAAATAGAATCAGATACAATTGTGACGACTTTACCACTTTCCAAGTCGTCTTTTATAATTGTATATGCCTCTATAATAGCGCCCAATTCCGCTGTATTGTTTGATTGTTTTCCTTCCACCTTTCTTGATACGTTACGTGGATCATCATCACCGAAATAAATACCCATACCAGCCATTGCGTTCGTTTGACCGTTATTGGCGCACGCACCATCTGTGTATACATAGTAATCACTAGTCATCTTTCATTTCAATGCCCGAAACCTTTAATTCTTTTAATTTTTCATACAAAATTGTATAACAATCCTTATCCGGAGCCGTAGATGAATCCACACGCACTAATTTATGAGAAAATGGTTTTGTGCCAGAATCACGCGCAGACTTATTGGGCCAATACTGGAAGATTCCCTCTGTGCGATAAACAATACCATTCGTGGGATCGTTTATCTTTTGTTGATGAACTTCGGTGTCCGCTAAAGACATGTAATAACTGGTGAGCTCGAAGCCGTTATCAGTCGTGATAGGATCTGGTGGTGTAGCGACAACACCCATTTTATTATAAAATAACATAAAAAGTTTAAGCCCCTTCTGGATAATGGAACGTCTGGCTATATGTTCAAAACTTTTTTATGATAGAGATGTCATAGAAAAGCATAAAAAAATACTAGAACTAGAAAAACAAGTGGAAAATCTCAAGAATGAATTAAAAGAACCAAAAAGCTTCTTCCACTCACGAGATCAGTGGGATTTCTTCAAACAGGTAATGTATGACGATATCAAGGAGACGGTAGAGTGGTGTATATTAGATGACAATGAATATGATCACATGGAATGGATGGGACTCACTCCCAGACAAGAGATGCAAATTGGGGGATGTATAGAAAAACATTTAATAAAACTCACCGAACAAAGAATGTGGCCGGACAGGATCGCGCATGATGTTATCATGTATAGCCTAAAAGCTATGTTTGAGAGTTTACATAGCACAAATCAGTGGATGTATATATATCACACGATGTCTAGGCCAGAGCTGGCCGATATGATATATAAACACATTACATGGCTTCTCGATGACGAAACACACAGTCCATGTATATTAGAAAAAATACCCATATTTGAATGTAAGCAGTGTCACGAAGAAACAGATTTTGTCAACGAAAAGGACATATGCGTTGTTTGCGAATACGAAAACGGAATTTAGTTTATTTTTAAAAATTGTATGCGAATCAGTTTTTAAAAATTTTTTATTTTTTTTTATTTTTTTATTTTTAAAACGCGAGCGATATATTTAAGCCATAATAAGCCTAGTTGGAGAACGCGAGACCGCCCATACCGGATTGGATGCGGAGGACGTTGTAGTTGGTCGCGAACATGTGGAGGGTCGTCAAGCCCGAAGCCTTCGTCTTAATGGCAACTTGGGCATTATCGATCCTCGAAAAATTGCATGTCCCTGTCGGTTGGTGTTCCTCCGGTTTGAGAGCGAAGGAATACGAGTAGACACCCGGGTACGGAGAACCGGAGTGGTGCTGGAACGGTTGCACTTGGTTGAAGTACTTACCTTGTTGCTCCTTGAAACGATCTTGACCGTTGAGGACCAACTTGAAGGTATCCAAAGAACCGACCGACAACGCGGCGGCGTGGGCACCTTCTTCGGTCCATTGGGCAGAAGAGCCACCCGGCGTGGAGCCATCGTACAACGGGGCACCGATGGTTTCCGTCGCAACGCAGGCGTTCGCCGAGGTCGTGGAGTTCGGACCCGGGTTCAATTCAAGGCAAACCTTACCCGTGGTACCGGCTTGGGTCGTGAAGTTCCACATTTGCGCGTTCGCAGAGCTGGAACCGGCCAAACACCAGACAAGCTCCTTGACCGGGTGGTTGTAGGACAAGCGGACTTGCTTGGTGGCACCGGCGGTGACGGTGTCCGTACCGGTGTGTTGCACTTGTTCAATGAGATATTCGTGACCCTTTTGGGCGAAGCGACGACGCTCCTCGGTATCGAGGTACACGTAGTTGCCCCAGACCTTGAAAGTGGAGCCGTCAGTGTAGGCAGAGAAGTCGGAGGACAAATCGAAGTCAATGCGCACCTCGTGGTATTGCAACGCGATCAGCGGCAAATAGAGACCCGCATTGCGGTTGAAGAAGAACAAGAGCGGGAGGTAGACCGTACCCGCGGTGTCGGCCACCGGGTTGGAGGTCATCTTACCGTATTGCGCCTTCTTGGAGCCATCGAGGTACAACTCAGAGTACAAACGCCACCAGGTTTGGTAGTGCTTGTCAATGCGTTGTCCACCGATCGACAGTTCGACGTCCTTGATCGCACGTTCGGCGGCCCAGGCACCGTCGCACTTGGTCGTGATACCGGCCTTGGTACCGAGATCGGAGGCCGTCTTGAGCTCAACGTACATGTCACCGATGAGATCACCATTACGGGCGACCGTCACGGAGACGCGGCCGTTGTTGGACGCCGTGCCGTTAACCGTTTGTTCGATGTTCTCCATCGCGAAGTTCGTGTGTCGGCGGTAAACCGCTTGGAAAAATGTCACCTTAGGGTTTCCCGTGAGGTAGACATCTTGTGCACCGTAGGCAACTAATTGCATTAAACCACCAGCCATATTGAATTTTTGGTACTGTATACTGAGAAAAAAATTTCAGCTAATTCCGCATTTATAGCGGTGCGAAAAATTATCGCCTGAGTTTTCTCAGTAGGAAGTATATGGCAGCCGTTACCGTGAAGAAGGAACCCGAAACCGAAGATGAAATCCGTGACGAGCCGGAGAATGTCACCCCAGAAGAAGAAATTGAAATCGATGAAGACGAAGACGATGAATTTACGGACGAGGAATTCACGGACGAAGAATCTGAATTGGAAGACGGGGAAATCTCCGACGCTGATCTTAACGTGGAGGGGGATGATGAATCCTTGGATTTTTACGAAGATGAAAACCAGGCTGCCGGAATAGAGGATCTAGCGGGACTAATGACCGAACTCATGGCGACCCCCGAGGGCGACACAATATGTACTGCCCTGGTAAATATATCCCAACAACTCGAGGTCCAAAATAAAATTTTAATTAAGATCATGTCCTCGCTCGTCAAAAAATAAGCAATTTAGAAGAATAATCAGTACACATACCAAGACCCGTGCCTATCAATATGGTGACTAATGAAAGGATGCCAACACACTATATTGATAGAAATCCAGATATGATTGAGGCTGAAATAGAAATAAAGCGAGATAGAATACGTAATCTCACGGAAGATGAAATTCTGGAATATATCGATCTGATGGAACAGTTTTGGTGCTTGAAAGAGGGTATGGGTAATAATTCACATCTCCTGGGCTATAGACAGTTGATACCCAGGCATGATCTGGATCCAAACGGTTGGCCAGAAAAATATGACATGGCAGTCATAGATGGGAATCGCGGAAGGAGTATTAGATCCTTATCCGAACTTTCTGCGAAAGTACGTGAGTTAGGAATAGCGGACAGTACTCCGAACGCGGGTGGTGATGAAATGGATGCGGATCTTAAATTATCAAGAAAAATCAATCGTCTCGTCGAACAGGTGAAGGATGGTTTCAAAAATATAAATTTACATTTACTTGCGTATAACAGATCCGAAAATCCAACAGCTGATCCAGAAATATATGATGCGGATCCGGCAACGTTCAGGGGTGTCCCTATGGATGATAGCAAGATAGACGATGCGTCCCCATTTCAAAAATGTATCCTGTGTGCGCTGGATAGACTATACACTAAAAGATATAGAAGATATAAAACCGACTGTTGCGAACAAATTGTCCATGATGGCCATAACACAAGAGCTTGGAAGCCCGCAGAATCTATTGAACAATTTGTATATAATCTTGGAAGTAAAGAAGAGGATTTTGGGTTGTGGCAAAACCTAACAAATCATGCATCTACATTCAGAAACCTGATTGACCACCTCACACACTGTCAAGACGTACAATTTCCTCAAATTAAAAAGGATCGTCACATGTGGAGTTTTCATAATGGCGTTTTCTTGGGAAAGGTGTGGTGTCCCGACACTGGCATGTATAAATGCGATTTCTATCCGTATGAAAGTGAAAAGTTCAAGTGTTTGGATCCTTCGAAGGTAAGCTGTAAATTCTTTGATGTTGAATTTGATAACTATGATGATGTAAAAGACTGGTATGATATCCCAACGCCACATTTTCAAGGGGTTCTCGACTACCAAAAATTTGAGCCAGAAGTGTGTAAATGGATGTATATCATGGGCGGAAGATTGTGTTACAACGTGGGTGAAATGGACGGATGGCAAGTCATTCCATTTCTAAAAGGTATCGCGAGATCTGGTAAATCAACGCTCATCACTAAAGTATTTAAAAAATTCTATGGGAGTGATGATGTAAAAACCATGAGCAATAATATAGAAAAGAAATTCGGTTTGGGGTCAATCTATGACGCTCAGATGTTCATTGCTCCCGAAATCAAGGGTGATTTCTGTTTAGAACAAGCCGAGTTTCAATCTATGGTCTCCGGGGAAGACGTGAGTGTAGCGATCAAGGGAAAAACTGCCAAAAGTATTGAATGGACCTGTCCGGGGGTGTTGGGAGGGAACGAGGTACCAAACTGGAGAGACAATTCTGGTTCGGTTCTTCGTCGTATTCTTCCCTGGAACTTCGCCAAACAAGTAAAAGAAGCGGATACAAAGTTAGATGAAAAGCTGAATTCAGAAATACCGGTTATTCTATTGAAATGTATCAGGGCATATCTTGAATATAGCCAAAAATACAGTAACAAGGATATTTGGAATATCACGCCCGAATATTTCAAAATTATTCAAAAGCAAGTTGCGATGGTTGCGAGTACCTTACACAATTTTATGGAATCAACCAGTTTGGTATATGGTCCAGAACTATGTGTGCCCCAGAAGCTCTTTGTCCAGGTGTTCAACCAGCATTGTCTATCGAATAATCTCGGAAAACCGAAATTCAATCCAGATTTCTATGCCGGTCCGTTTTCATCGAGGGATATAGAAGTGCGAACTGCCGTAGAAACATACGAGGGTCGTACATATCCCCTACAACCATTTATATATGGATTGGATGTGGTCAAGGAAACACTTGAATTCGGTGACGACCATTAGAAAAAAAACCTCACTAATTATTAATATGAACATCCCACCGGGTCGGTTCATGCGTAGAGACGTGCCTCAAGCCGCGCCCAGGCTTGGGGGTGCGCCTCCTATAGATGAATTTCTTCGGCAATCTAACGTAAAAGTCACACAAAATAACTCGAATTCCAATTCCAATTCCAATTACACAGAAGAGAACCTCCGTTTGGCAAAAGAGATAGAACGCGAAATGTTAAGAAAACAACAAGTTCCCCAAAAATTGGAAAATAGAATTATAAGTAACTCAAACTATGGGAATCTGACCAAAATTGTATCAGAGAGCCCATCCAGCAACAACATGGGAAATTTCAGGGAATTCTTATATATGTCAAACAATGAAAATGGGGCAAATTCACCAAATAAAAATTTAATAGTGAGCAAATTGAATATGGGTATGTTCAATGCGACCGTAAATAAGACACTCGGTCCGGGGAACCGTGTTGATTTGATAAATATATTGAGAAAGGTACCGATGCCAAAAACCCAAATTTCACAAGATCTTTATGTAGAAACAAAAGAAATAAAGGGTATATACGGTCAATTTAAAACTGGGTTCTCACACACCAGACAATACGGTGCCAAGGGTGACCTGTCTCTCCCGTTTTTCACTGTGCAATTTAACATCCAGGTTTCAACAAATGATGAAACAAAGGGTGCCAGTATTAATATCTATAAAAACGGAAAGATCCGCTTTTCTGGTGGATTCGTGGGTAATAGCATAGAAAATCAAGCAGAAATTATAAGAAGCTTCATCATAGATAATTACACAAATCGTTCAGAGTTATTATATAATCCATTTGAATATAACAATTTAAGTGGTCAATTTAAAATTAACGGAAATTTCAAAAATTTAAATAAAATTGCAAGATCTGCGCATGTGTATGGTTTAGAGCTTCAAAGCTATGAACCGGAATTATCCCCGTTCTTATTCGCGAAACATAAAATACCGGGAGGAGAACATACATATATTATATCCAAAACTGGTAATGTTCAAATCTCTGGCGTCGAAACACCGGCTAAAATGCTTCAGGCGTATAATAAAGGTGTCGAAATTGTCAATTTGATGTATCAGGATGGAGAGATATCAGTAACAAAAGCAAAGGTATCGTCCAACAAAAGAAAGAATTCTTCAACCTGTCCCCAAGCTCGCCGTCCCCCGTGTAAAACCGGATTTGTCGAGAAAAAAAATAAAAAGGGTTTTGCGTGTTGTTACAAAAAGACAAAGTCCAACGCCAAAAAGAAAACAAATACATCTAAATCTTTACCAATCATTAATGGCAACAGAATTGGGACTAAGAAATGTGAGAGATATTCCCAATCAGAATTGTATGACATAGCAAAACGACTTGGTATTGTTAATATCAAACAGACAACATCCAAAGATATGTTATGTAAAATGATTAAGAAGGTCGGTACCGAAAAAGAGCAGATTGCCTCATTTAAAAATGGAGGGACGGAATATAAACTCACGGGATCGGGAAAAAAGTTCCGAGTTGGCAAGAAACTCGCAAAGTTATATACCAAGGCGGATTTAATACGATTTGCTAAAATTATGAAGGTTTCGATTAACGAAAAGAACGATAAAGACACGATAGCCAAGAAAATGGAGAAGGAGCGAAATAAACTTTCAAATAAGGCAAAAGCAAATGCGGCAAAACCTAAGCCGAAGCCGGTTAATAAAAAGGCAGAAATGATGAAAATGAAAATAGCCGCCAAGAAAACAAAGAATGAGCTCAATAAGAAAGAAATGCTTAAGAGAAGGGGTCTCACCAATGAAACCATAAAGAGGGATATAATTGACCTTTATGGTAAGATGTGGATGAAAAAATACAAAAATGTCATGGAGCCGATAGATAAAGACGTCAATCGTATGAAAATAGAATTAAATAAACGAATTCGAAACAATCCCAATATACGAACGGATAAACGTTTTGGTATATTCCCAAAGGCTGTCATAGACGCATTCAAGAGAGAAATAGTCGGCATGTGGAAAATGGAGAGAAGAGGAAAATTCAATAAAGAGGTCATTAAACGAAATCTCAACCTTAGAAATGTTCCAAACAGATTACGCAATAGTTACAAAAACGCGGTAGCCAATTTCGCAACCAGTAAGATAGGCAACAATTTTCCGGGAAAGAAACAGGTAGATAAGTTTAAGAAAACATGGTTAGAACTTAGAAAATAGAATATACTAGAAAATATGGAAGACATTCATCATTCTCTTTTAGAACGTTTAAAACTTGGAAAAGAGAAGTATAATCATGGAGTGAGGGTGGATTTGGATACACAAACATGGGGTACTCAAAAGGATTCTTGGCTCGAGATGGCATCCGAAGAATTTTTGGATGGTGTAATATACATAGCGTGTGATTACATACGAGAAGGACGAAAAAATAAACACGAACCCGGTTTAATGAGTAAATTAGAATTTAAGTATAGCTACTCGGCGGACTTTGAAGAATCGGAAGACCCACAGAAATGGCTAGAAGAACATCGTGAGAAAGACGATAACAATCTCATCATGTATGTAATCAGAAATAGAAAAGCTATAGAAAGTTATAAACATAGATATCTGTTAGACAAATTAATTAACATCTTATCTTTTTGTTTATTAAACGACTAGGTTCAGAAGCCTGTTTAATATGGTTATTATGGTATGAAAAATCAAACGCCGGAAATCTTTCTTTTATTTGGCGCGAAATAGAACTGACTTCCATAGTTCGAGGTACTCCACTACAAACGGAGTTTTTCTCGATCTCTAGAAGCCTATCTTCCATATTAACAAAAATACGAAGAGCTTCACCTGAAGCTCCTGCGTCTTCCATGGTTTTATACATCTTGAAAGATGCTCCATCACTCAAATGGAAATTCTTAGATCCGCCTATTTCGGTAATATTAATAGTTCGATCTATGGTCAGCATCCACACGACCAACGCAAGAAATATCAATTCGATCATTAATATACTACTATATTTTAAAAATCGTCGTCGTTAAAATCGATCTTATCAGCCTCGTTTAGACTGGTAGTACTACCCAATTTCCCATAATCCCCCACACGCTTCTCAAAGAAATTTGTCTTTCCGTCGAGAGATAAGTTTTCCATGAAGTCGAATGGATTTTTAGAATTATAAATGATAGGAACTCCGATTTGTTTCAATAAACGATCACTCACGAATTCAATATATTCACTCATTTTTTGAGAATTCATACCGATGAGGCTACACGGAAGAGCGTCAATAATAAACCCCTTCTCTATTTCAACTGCCTCACGAACAATTTCATGAATTCTCTCTTTTTGGGGTTTTTGTTTTAACATATTATAAAGTTCAACGGCAAATTCCTGATGAAGACCTTCATCTCGGGAAATCAGTTCGTTGGAAAAGCATAAACCGGGAAGTAAGCCGCGTTTCTTCAGCCAGAAGATAGCACAGAATGAACCGCTAAAGAAAATCCCCTCAACACAAGCAAACGCAAATAGACGTTCGGCGAATGAATTACTTCTGTCAAACCACTTCATTGCCCACGATGCTTTGCGTTTTATACACTCAATTTCATTGATTGCTTCGAATAGTTTCTTCTTTTCTACAGGGTCTGTCACGTATGTGTCGATCAACAAACTATATGTTTCGCCATGTACCATTTCATTATGCTCTTGGTATGCGTAAAAACTACGAGCTTCCGGGTACTGAACATCACTCGCAAAGTTGTCGTTTATATTTTCAAAAACAATACCGTCAGATCCGGCAAAAAAGGCTAGAATATACTTTAAAAATCTTTTCTCATTTTCTGATAATTTACTCCAATCATCTCTATCTTTTGAAAAATCGATCTCTTCTGCTGTCCAGTTAGATAATTGTGCCTTCTTATACAAAGACCAGAGATTATCGTGTTTAATTGGGAACACGGTAAATCTATTCAGGGTTGGATATAACATGGGTTCGAATTCCTCCTCAGTAAACTCTTCGAATTCAAAAAAGTTACCAATACGACGATCGTCTAAAAATATCTGAGGATAGCTATCAAAGTTACCCCCACATAATTCCTTCAAATCTTCCTTTTCGATTTTGATTTTTTCAAAATCTAAATTTTGAGTTTGGCATAGCCGAACAGCTTCATCACAGTAAGAACATCCATCCTTGGAATAAATTTTGAAACCCATTGAGTGTGTTAATATCGTTGAATATTTTTTGCTGTAAAATTTTAAGCAGGATGAATATTTCCACCATCATCAGGGCTGATATTAAAACGAATGATATTGTCAAAGTACTCGTAAATGAAGACGGTATCGAAGAATACTTGTATGGTGTGGTTGCCATGAATACCGGTAATACACTGGGTGTTAGATATTTATGTCCTATCGAAGCCACGTATAAATCTTCGACTGTATATGAACTTGAGGCAGATGACGGTGAAATGAATCCCGTTCCGTATGAATCTCTATCTGAACACTATCCATCTGGTACAACTTTCAATGACCTGGAATTTAAATGTATAGATGACAACCTAAGACTATACGCCCCGCTCAGCGAAATTGATATCGAAGATGACGACGAGACTATACATCTCCATGACGATAATGACTCGGACTCAGATGCGGGTAGTGAATTTGATAACTTCATTGTACCGGACAATGAGATTGATGGGATTGTGTGTCCTCCGCCTGGACATGAAACAATTGATAAAGACTGGAATAATTGGAACCCAACATCTCCAGGAGCTAGGAGTTTTAAAAGTACCGTAGATGCGATTGAAATGCATGCCAGATTACATGCGGATAATCTTAATTGGCAACGGGCATCGTCCGCCTAAGTTATTTAACCAGAAATAAAAAGTCATGCAAAATCATGAATACTCTGGCTGCTATATGGTCCGATCTGGACAATCATCTATTCATCAAGAAACCCGAAGAAAAGCCAGTAAATATACATGTATGCAAAGAATGTAACGGCACAAAAATTTTTGGACCCGACAGGTTACCCGTTTGTAGTGAATGCGGATTAATCGATGACTCATTTATTGATGATTCGCCCGAATGGACGAGTGGCTTGACGGAAGATGGAAAAGTAAATGATCCATCGAGGTGCGGAAATCCAAATGCAAACCCAGAACTATTTTCAGATTCATGGGGAAAAGGTACGATAATTTCTACATACAGGTCATCAAACTATGAAACAAAAAGAATGGCGAAAATTAGTTTCCATATGTCAATGAATCATAAAGATAGATCATTATATCATGCGTATCAAGATATTGAAGAAGCATGTTCTCAGTCTATCCCTGATTCAATTTTGAAAGATGCGAAAATAATGTATCGTCGTTTCAACTGCGAAAAATTAACGCGAGGAGCGATTCGTTTGGGCATAAAAGCTAATTGCGTTTTATATGCGTGTAGATTGGCAAACGTGTCCCGAACAACTAAGGAAATTGCTGATATGTTTGGCATACACTCAAAAGATATTAGTAGAACAACCCAAATTTTCAAAGATACGATTATGGGGAAAACTGAAAAAAATTACGTAACGCGACCGTACGACGTCATGCCAAGACTGCTTGGTTCATTTGAATACACACGAGAAGATAGATACAAATGCAATCAGATTTGTGAAGTACTCCGAGATTGTGTTGATCTCATGAGTAAAACTCCAAATAGTATTGCATCTGCTATTATACTGGTTGTTTTAGGTAAAAAATATCCCAAATCTGCCATATGTGAAAAATGTTCCGTATCAGTCCCGACACTAAACAAAATTGAAAGTATAATCAAAAAACACTTAGAGGTTAAAGGTTTTAATATATAAATAGGAATGTCCGGGGAGGAAAAACGTCCAATTCGTTTATTTTTATCGACCCCTTGCTATGGAGGTTTATGTCTCGAACGCTATATGATTGGTATCATAAATCTTCAACTTCACTTGATCCGCGAAGGAATTCAACTCTTCATAGACACTACAGAAAACGAAAGTCTCGTACACAGAGCCCGCAACGTCGCTGTGGGTCGATTCATGCAAGAAACTGACTGTGACTACTTCATGTTCATAGATGCAGACGTCGACTTCGATCCAGCATCTGTCACTAGATTAATAAGAAGTGGCCATGATGTCAGTGTTGCCTGCTATCCTAAGAAGGTAATCATGTGGGATCAGGCCGCAGATGCCGTGAAAAAGGGAGACGAAAGAAATATGGCGATGCTTGCCTCGTCTCTTGTCATGAATTTTGGCGCATCTAAACGAGAAGTAATAAATGGATTCGTAGAGTTACTTGACGGACCCACTGGATTCATGATGATAAAAAGATCGGTGTTTAAAACGCTGGAGGAAAAATTTCCGGAATTATGGTGTAAAAATGATCACCAAAACAGAACGTTTGATGATTATCATGCCTGCTTCGACTGTCTCATAGATCCGGAATCAAAAAGATACTTGAGTGAGGATTATGCGTTCTGTCGAAGATGGCAATCCGCGGGCGGAAAGATCTTTGCAGATGTAAATACAACACTTGGACACGTCGGAATGCTTCCGTTTAGTGGATGTTTGGCCGAAAGGCTTAAGGCTAGCGTGTAATAATAGAATAAGAACATAATGAAAGTTACAACTT